CTCAAAGACCGCCTGACCCACCGCGCCCTCCCAGACTGCGGTGCGGCCCTTCTGCGAGAGGCTCTTGTCCACCTTGCCAGGCGGCAGAATGTCCTCACGCTTGGCGATCTCAATCGCGCGCTGGATGACCCGCTCGTCAATCTCGACTCGCGTCACGCCATCTCCTCGTTCTTGAATCGGAAGACTCGCGCGCCTGGAACTTCCCGCGTCGCGGCTTCAATGATCTTCGGGTCCACTTTCGTTGCGACCTCCTTCCAGTCGGTCTTCACCGACGCCTTGTTCGCCTTCCAGGTTGCCGACCATCCGTTGCCGACGATGCCAGCCTTCTCGCCGATCGCTTCCTTCAGCGAGATGGCGAGGTTCTGGAGTTCCTCATCCAGCAACTTGGACTCGTATTGCTTCTCGGCATAGAGCGCGGCCACGCGGTCAATGCCTGTCGTTGCGTTCTCGTACTCTTCGCTCGCCTGAGGCACAACCTGAGCCAGCGCGTCAGAGTCCTGACCCTGCAAGGCTGGAGGTGTCTGCGTTGCCAGAGAGTTCCTGAACTCCACTGCCTTGCGGTACAACTCCGTCTGGTAGTCCAGGCTCGCAGTCACCCGCTCGATGCGGAAGACCAGACCACCGAGCAGGACTGCCACGTCGCACCACGGCGCAGCCGTCACAAACATCTGCCACTGCACCTGAGCCACAACCTCTGGCGGCACTGGGTGCAGGCTCCAGCGTGGTGAGGTGCTCGTCTTGATTTCTACCAAGCCGTCCTCGCCGACGATGGTGCGATCGAGCGACGCCATCACCCACGGCAACTCCTTGAGGCGGACAATGCCGTTGCTGCGGCGCAACTCGCGGCCAGTCTCCATCTCGTAGAACTCAGCCACTGCGTTCTCCAGCAAGATGCCGCGAACGGCGGCTGGTCCCACTGGGTCTGGCGTGTAGAGCCCGAGTTTCTCTGCGTACAGTTGATACGGCGTCTTGTATGGGTTCAGCCCCGCGATGACCGAGACGTCGGTCGCCGTGATGCCGTCCGCCCGAAGTGCGAACCACTCAGGACTGCGCTGCTCTGCCTTGACGAACTCGTATTGCTTGCTCACTTGCCCTCCTTCTTTCTGTCTTTCTTGGCAAACCCTTCGCCCTTGTAAACCACCGCGGCTGGCGTGTAGACCATCCGCATCCAGCGGCCGCACTTCTCGCAGCGCGGGTTGTAGACGTTCGTGATTGAGTGCGTGTGTTCCTCTCGGTGTCCGCAGTCGCCGCAGCGGTACTCGTAGACTGGCATTAGCCAAGCCACGCAAACAGGAACACGACGAACGCGAAGCCGTAGATGCCGATGGCAATGTCCATCAGCGCCTGCGATCGGCGCTTTTGCTCATCGAGCAGCGTCGTGCGGATTGCCACTCGCTTGTAGACCAGTGGCTGCGTCTTTCGGTTCAACTTCATCGCATTGACCCCAGCGCCAAGAGCAGCACCATTGCTGCAATGAAGGTGATGACCGTTGCGATCTCCTGCAGTGTCCGAATCATCTTTATCTCCTCAGCAGCCCCGCCAACTTGGTCAGGTTCCTCGCTGCTGTCACAATCCTAGAGCGTGATGTCACGGCTTGTCAAGGGGTAGCCCCCAGGCTGGAGGAGGTCAGCCTGGGGGTTCGCTGGCTGGGCCAGCGTAGTCATCGTCCTCGTCTTCGAGCAGGTCCAAGATCACTTCCAGGCACGCTCGGCAGATGCCGTAGGACAGGACTGCAGAATAGCCGACCGTGAGGCTCACCTCCTGTTCGGCAAACTTCCACACCCTGGCTTTCTCCCCGCACGGCGTGCAGGTACCGATCAGGTCTGGGAGTGGCGCTGGTGGGCCACTCAGGAACGGCACTAGCGCAGGCGAATCAGGTACTCGGCCGAGACCTCTCCATCGCCGTCAAAGAACATCAACCACTGCCCTGGCTCGCCAGACGCGCCGACGACCTCCTGAGCGAAGCGGTTGCTGCTCTCAAGCGACGGACTGCACCACGTCGTGATCTTGCCGTCGGCAAGGACGAGTCGCGCAGGCTGATGCCAGTGTCCGAACCAGAGATAGTCAAACGGCGCAACGCTCAAGCGCCAGCCGCTTGCCTTCTTTGCGACGCCGTACCACGGCATCCCAAGCCCACCTCTGAACTGATCGCCGTGGACGATCATCCCGATCTTGCCGCCTGGCAAGTCGAGCGTGTCGTACCAGTGGCGTCCGCCAACGGTGAGGCTCTCTTTCCAGGTCACGCGCTTCTCGCTCAGCACGAGTGAGCGCGCAATGTTGTAAAGAATCGCATCGCTGTTGCTTTCTGGCGAGTGATCCGAGTAGCGCCCCAAGCGTCCGTGGTTGCCGATTGCGCCATAGACTTCCACCTGCGGGAAGAGTGCGGCCATCGCCCTGACGAACTGCGCCAGCATCTCCGCGCCTCGGAAGATTTGGACGTACAGACCGCCAGCCTCAACCTCGTAGGCTTGTCCTGGGAAGATGTTGCCGTCTGACTCCACGAGGTCGCCAGTGAGCAGAATCTTCACCGTGTCCACAGGGTGATCCTTGCGCTGAATCTCCACGACGCGCTTGACCTTCTCGGCGAGCAACTGCAGCCGCTTGGCTGCGATGTCAATGTCGTAGTCCACGCTTTTCTTGCCGAGTTGCCAGTCGCTCAACTGAACGACCGCCACCTCGCGCTTTCCTTTGCGCTTGTCTGGCTTCGGCGCTGGCACGGCTGGAATCTTCATCCCGACTGCCGCATCCTTCGCGGCGCGGTAGACCGCTTCTACGAGTTCTTCGGTCTGCTGCTCCTTCTTGGCGAGTGCGCGCAACGCACGCCTGTGCGCCGACTTTAGTTCGTTGAGTTCGTCCTCCCGCTGAAACTCGATCAGGTCTTCTGGCATTTGCAGTCTCCTCTCCTGTGTCGCTGGATGTTCTGCTGCGCCCAGTGCTGGTTACGAATCTCGCACCACTTCTGGATTGCCTTCGCCGTGATCTTTGCTGCTGCAAGCGCCTTGTCCAGCGATTGTCGATCAGCGTCGCTCACCTCAAGCAACTGATAGCCGCAGAGTGGCCCTTTGTAGCCACCCTGCAGCGTCAGGAACTCGTCTAGGTCCTCCATTGCAACCTCCTACTTTCGGCGCGACTACACGCCGCTCTGCCGAGAGTGAAGCCTCCTCAGCCTTGTGTCAAGACCTACTTCTTGCCGTTGATTCCGTAGTCCGTCTGGCTTGGGTCAAGTGCTTTGACAATGACCGCCAAGCCTGACGCCAGCCCTGCTGACAGCACGGTGCGGAAGTCGCCGCCAGTGATGTCAAGGAGCGGGATGCCAAGACCGAGTGCTACGGAGATGGAGACGGTCAGGAAGGTGCGAACTGCGTCCAGGACCATCTCATCAAGTTTGCTTCCGTCAAGAATCTTCTGGAACTTGCTCATCTCTTTTCCTTTCATTTCTTCGTCACAATGACGATGTGTGATGCAGGCGAGCCTGGCTTGCCTGAAGCGATTGCCTTGAGTTCAGCCTCCGTGACTGGCACGGCATACTGTTCCTTCGGTAGACGCTCATCAAACGTAGGGTCGGCGAAGACCAGCGTCTGCGCCTCTGAATCATAGCCCGCGCTGGTGAGGTGTCCGTACCCTGCGGCAATCACCTTCGGGTCCTTCTTCTCCCAGTATTTCGCCCAGTTGCGATGCCACTTTGAGAGCGCCTGCTTGGGGTAGCCGATTGGTGCCTGCACCCAGACGATGAGTGCGGCGCCAGCCTTTGCAGCGGCGACCGCCTCGGCGAAGGTGTCTGCAGGCTTTGCCTTGCAGCCCAGTTCGCGGACGGTCTTCATCATTTCGCTGAGGGACGAGCCGTTGTCGCTGACGCCCTGCTTCTCCTTGAAGCCAGTGGCGCGCTCCTTCGCGGCTACGCCGTCGGCTGCGCTGAAGTCAGGTGAGTAGCCGTTGACGAAGGCCGCAGCCGCAGCCGCGCTGGAAGGCCCGCAGTCATCAAGCACAGCCCCGACCTTCTTCTGCGCCTCGGCGTCAGAATAGAGTTGCGACTTGATGCGGTACTTCATTCTTTCCACCTCAAGTATCCTGTTGCGATCCAGATGATTGTCATCAGGATGAACAGCGTTGCCATTGTGCTTTGCGTCTGACCCTCTGGCAGTACGACCACTGCGAAGAGCAGACCGAGGATCGTCCACGAGCCTCCGACGAGATCGTTGATGATGTTCCTAAGCACGGCGACCACCCTTTCGGCTCGGCGTATTTCCATTGCCTCCCGCTGGTCCGCCGCCGCCAATGTTAGCAGCCGACCTCGCTGCATTTGACGCTGCGGCAGCCACACTTGCAACTTGGCTGGCAATGATTGCGACGGCAACTGGCTGCGCCTCTTCCTTCTCAATCGGGTCAAGG